GTACCGGCGAATCGTAACTGAAGAAGTATCCTACATTATTGCAAAAATATAAAGGAGCAACAGTATGGATGTTAAACTTGGCCTCGGTCTTGCGACCGGGATGTTTTATCATGCGCCGGCTGGCACAGCGCTTCCGACTGATCCGACAGCTGCAATCCCGAACACGTGGACGCACGTCGGTGACGTTTCGGATGCTGGCATCACGCTTGCGCTGAATAAGAGCGCGACGAACCTGAAAAACTGGGCGAACAAGATCAAACGAGTCATCATGACGGACCACTCGGAGACCATCCAGGCGCCGATCATGGACACGGTAGAAGAAGCCCTTAAGACGGTTGTCGGCGCGAGCAATGTGACAACGGCAAACGGTGTCATCACCGTGAACCTGTCTGACGGAGATCTTCCGGAACAGGAAGCATTCCTCTGGGTCATGAAAGACGGCGATGACATGATTATGATCGGCTGCTCTTATGGGCAGGTTTCTGCGGTCGATAATGTCACATTTGCGCCGGGTGCGGCGATCAACTGGACGCCGACGATCACGGCCATGGGCGATGACGGCTTTAAGCTGATCATGAAAGAAGGGTGAGCTATTAAGGGGGCAGGACACATGCAGTGCTCTGCCCTTTGATTTTTAGAGGATAAGGAGAAGGTATGGCTGAGTTCACATTAAAGGAACGAGAACCGGAATGGCTGAAGCTCAACATCGGCGATGAGAGCTTTAACATCCCGCTCGCAACGAGCATGACACTTGAAGAGGCGCATTCCATGAACGAGATGGACAGCGCTATTTCTTTTTTCAAAAAATACATCCGCGATGACGTCGCGAACTCCCTGACTCTTCTGAATTACCGAGACATCATTACGGCGTGGAAGAACGCCTCCGAGGTTGTAATGCAGCAGGGAGACGTGGCGCCGGGGGAATCATAAGCCTTGCGAAGATCATAGCTGACCATCGTGAGGCGATTGAGTACGACTTACTGACCAGAACAGGATATCAGCTGTCTGACATCGGCAACTCATTAGGATGGCCGGCAGTTAGGGCATTTATTAACCATGAGCCGGTCGATTCCGCATTCGTGCGTGAATTGCATCCAGAGTTCTCAACATGGGCAACGACAGCGAAGACGAACGCGATCCTCGCAGACATCTTCGATATCCTGGCTAACATCAATTCGAACCTTGTAGCACTTGGATCCGGAAAACCGGCAAAGAAGCCGAAGCCGTATCCGAGGCCAGTGAAAAAAGAGCCGGAAAACGTGAAGCATTTCGGACGAGATCCGCTGCCGCCTGACGAGCTCCGGAGATGGTTCGAGGAAAAGAGGAAAAATGCCGGTAGTAGCATCAGCGACACTGGAAGTGACTCCGGTCCTGTCCGGAGCGCAGCAGTCATTAACTGAACAATTATCAGGGGCCGCAGTACCAGCTGCCGATAAGGCCGGCGAAGAATCCGGCGGAATATTATCGAGTTCACTTGCCAAAGGTATTGCTAAGGGCTCCGCTGTGGTTGCTGGCGCTGTTGCGGCGGTTGGCGGTGCACTGGTAGGCACTGCTGCCAAAACGGCAGAATATGGCGACCAGATTGACAAAGCGAGCCAGAAGCTCGGCGTAAGCTCCACATTCTATCAGGAATGGGAGGCAGTCCTTCAGCATTCCGGCACGAGCATGGGGAGCATGACGGCATCCTTTAAAAAGCTTGCTACAGCTTCTCAGGACGCGTCTAAGGACCAGGTTGCCGCGTTCGAGGCTATCGGCCTTAGCATGGACCAGGTCAAGAGCATGTCGACGGAGGAGCTCTTCACGAACGTCATTTCCGGCTTGCAGGGAATGGAAGAGGGCACGGAGCGGACTGCTCTGGCCACGGAACTGCTCGGAAAAGGCGCGATGGAAATGGGCGCTCTGCTCAACACATCCGCTGAAGATACGCAGGGAATGATCGACCGGGTGCATGAGCTCGGCGGGGTCATGGACGAGGCATCAGTCAAAGATGCAGCCGCATTCCAGGACAGCCTTCAGGACATGAAAGCATCCTTCACAGGCATCCGAAACAGCCTCGCAAGCGGTCTTATGCCGGTGCTTTCTGGGTTCATGGATAAAGTCGGCGACTTCGTAGCAAATGCGGATCTGTCGCCGCTTACAGACATGTTTAGCGGTGCCTTCGATGCTGTGGCGGAGTTTGTATCCAGTCTTGACATCGAGGCGATCGGCGAGACCTTCCAGTCCGTTATGAGCGGGATCGGCGATGCGGTGAGCACTGCCTGGGACGTCATTCAGACGGTCTTCACGGCTATAACGGACGGCCTCAGCGTCATTACTGATTCACTCGGCGAGACAGACGTGAGCTGGTCGGATGTCTGGGGCGAGATTTCGTCGATCATCTCCAGTGCTTCTGAAGTTGTAAGCCAGGCGATCAGCGTTATTTCACAGGCCATTGCATGGCTCGTTACGCAGGCACAGACAGAAGGCACAGTATTCAACGCAATCTGGAAAAATATCCAGATCGCCGTGCAAACTGCCCGTGATGTTATTAAGGGCGTGATCCAATTTGTCTCAGCGCTTTTGAAGGGCGACTGGAAGGGAGCCTGGGAATCGGCGCGCGGGGTTGTTTCTACAATTTGGTCATCTATCCGTTCCATGCTGTCAAATTATTGGAACTCGATCCGCAGCACAGCTTCAAATATTTGGAACGGAATAAAAAGTGCGATCACTACGCCGATTCAAAATGCGAAAAATACGATCTCCGGAATACTTAGCACGATCCGCGGATTCTTCCCGATTTCCATCGGCAATATCTTCTCTAACTTGAAGCTTCCGCATATTTCGATTTCTGGAGGCGAAGCTCCGTTCGGAATCGGCGGCAAGGGATCTCTCCCGCACTTCAGCGTCAACTGGTATGCGAAAGCGATGGAAAATCCGTATGTCTTCAGCAATGCCACATTATTCGGAGCAGGCGAAGCAGGAGACGAGATTCTATACGGCAAGGATGCTCTTCTGAATGACATCCGAGAAGCGGCGGGGAACGGTCCGAAGGTGGTCAATTATATCACTGTCAACGGATCGGAAGACCCGGAAGCATGGGCGTCAAAATTTGCAAGACAAATGAAACTTGAGATGAGGATGGCATAATGGCAGCGACGAAAAAGCCGAGCGGTCTCAGCATCGCAAGAAACAATATGAAGTTTACGATCAGCTGGAAGATCGCTGACGCTAATTATGGCGCAGGCCAGCAACTCCAGTGGCGTATTTTTGCAGGCGGGAAATGGACGGCGTGGACGAGCGTCACGATCGGCGTCAAGGCAACGACAGCGACCGTTTCACAGAGCGCGTCAAGCTACTGGCCGAATACGTCGGTGTTTTTCTACGGCATCCAGTTCAGGATCCGAGGGAAAAAGACTGATTGCGACTGGAGCGAATGGGCTGAAAAGACGATGGATCTGTCTGCTCCGAGTGCTCCGACAATTTCAGCGGTTCTTGATAACAACCTCGACAATGTTACTGCGTTCCCGTGGTCAGCACCGAGCTCCAGCACGGACGCGAAACCATATCACAGCGTAGAATGGCAGACGATACTGGTCAAGGAAAGCAACGAGACGGACGGTTCGAAGCTGTCGTGGAAAACAACCACGCTCGGATGGGCAGCGGGCACATCTACATCGACCTCCGGAACGATTACGCGGACAGAAGACACGACGCTTCTGGCAGCGGCCAGTTATACGCGCTGGGTCAGGATCCGGTCGAGAGGCTGCGGAGGGAACGGCGCAATTCACGGTTGCAGCGCATGGAAATACGCGAAGCACGTCTACGCAAGACCTTACAAAGCGGTTATCAACAAAGCCTCAAGGGAAAGCACAAATTATATCCGCGTAAACTGGACGGCAAACGCAACCGCTTCGCATCCGATCGACTCGATTGATGTCGACTATGCAATCGGCACTCCGAGGGCACAGCTTCAGCCGCCAGTAAGTCCGAGTTGGACAACGGCATTTACTTTCCGAGACACAACCGGCAACGATGAAGCATTCTTCCAGGTAACGGATGTTCTCGACGACGACGAGTGTCTGTGGGTGCGTGTGAATGCGCATCATGACCATGAAGGCAACAGCAGAGCGTCAGATCCTGTTGTAGTTGCGGTAGGTCCGCTTGCAATGCCGTCAGGTCTATCTGTACAGACGAATGATCAGACATACATGGCAACGGTCACAGCGACCAATAACAGTGACGTCCCTGACTCGGAGCTCGCGATCGTCTTCCGGCGCAAAGGCAGCAAAGACATCATTGTCGGATATATCGAACACGGAAGCACATCAGCGTCCGTACAGTGCCCGAACTGGTCTGACGGTGTGCCGGTTCAGTTCGGCGTTTTCGCGTATCAGGGCTATCGGATCGAACAGTCCGCAATCACCACGCATGGAGAAGCGTCAACAGCGAAAACTTACTCTGTTGATGCGAACATGAAATCAGCAACGCTCTGGGCGGGTGGTTCGGTGCCGATCGAGCCGTCGAACGTGATTGCATCGAAATCTGAGACCGAAGGCGAAGTGGTTCTGACATGGGGCTGGGCATGGACATCCGCGAACCGTGCGGAGCTCAGCTGGTCTGATAATCCGAATGCGTGGGAATCCACAGACGAACCGAGCACCTACACCGTCACAAGCATCAATACAGCAAAATGGCGCATATCTAATCTTGAAGTGGGGAAGACGTGGTATTTCCGCGTCAGGCTTGCAGAAGAGACGGAAGGCGGCACAACATACGGACCATATTGCGATACGGTGTCAATCAAGCTTTCCGGAGCGCCTAATATCCCGATTTTGATGCTCACCAAGGCAGTCGTTCCGGCGGGTGGAATCTTTGGAGCGTCATGGTCTTATGAGTCTACGGATGGCACGATGCAGGCATATGCGGAATTGCAGGAAGTTACTTACGAAGACGGCGACATTGACACGGCCGAAGTGATCGCTCATGCGACTACGGAGCACAGTATCGAGATGACAGCTCCGGAGGCATGGGAAGACGGCACCGAGCATTATTTGAGGCTTCGGATAACATCCGAGAGCGGTCAGATGTCCGAATGGAGCGACGTGGTCACGATTGTGGTGGAAGAACCGCTCGTTATCAATCCTACGCAGATATCTTTGCGACTCATTAGTATTGATGATGGGGCGCAGGACTTGCGTCCAATCATGGCGCTTGAGTCGCTTCCACTTACAGCAACCATTTTAGGAGC